AGCAGAGTATAACGATCCAAGAGAAACTCTATGCTATGTGCCCAAAGGATGCTCTCCATCCTTCCTGCGAGTTCGTACCGGGAAGAGGCTTCCGGGGTATCCACCCTGTAGTAAGGTTCAATAATGGAAGCATGATACACGTTAAGACCGCTAATCAGGGGCTCGGATTGGCCTCTGCAACCCTTTCGTACGTGGCTATCGATGAACCTGTTAGTAGAGAGGTGTGGGGGGAACTTATTAGCAGGGTTTTACGAGGAGGAGCAGGAGGATCTACTGGTACAGTAGGGATAACCATGACTCCAGTAGGGCAAGATGTTAGCTACCTTAAGCAGCTAGTAGATGAGGGGAGAGTATCTTGTACGAAGGCCCCCCTCACAGTAGAGAAAACAACTCCCAAATATTGCAAGCCCATCATATCCCAATCGCAGATCGATAATATCTCTCAGAACTATCTCCCCATCGATAGAGCAGCGAGGCTTAACGGAGATTGGGTAGTAGGTATTCCGGAGGGTAGAGTATTCGATCAGTTCTCGGAGGATATGATATCTAAGGAATCCGCTCCGATGGGTAACTATTCCTTCTGCATAGGAGTAGACCATGGAAGCCAACCGAATGCACAAGTAGCAATCCTCGCAGCTGTAGAGATGAGCGATCCGCAGAATCCTTGGGTATATGTGCTCGATGAGTATGTAAGCGGTTCCGCTCCTCCGGAAGCTCATGCTCGAGCGATATTGGAGATGCTCTCTAGAAACTCCATCGAGGCTGCTAGCTGTAGATGGACTGGAGATAATATCCACTACGGAGGCTCCGGAGGTGGAAAGATGAGTAACTCGCTCCTTATGCGAGCCTTCGAGAAGGTTATGCAATATCCGCAGGGTAATCTCCCCTTCCGTATTCGTACTATCAAGAAGCCTAGATATAGTGTATATTATGGCAGTGCTATGATACACTCCATTATGGCAAGAAGGCAATTCTTTATCCATCCGAGATGCGAGCGGTTAATCCTATCGCTACAACGATGGACAATGAAGCGCAATCAATCCGCAAGATCTAAGGATGAGTGGGGACATTCGGTCGATGCTCTTAGATACTGCGTAGTTCCAACCCTAGAAACCAGTAAAGCAAATATCCCCGGTAAACTAAGGATTTATTAATATGTATACTAATCTTCCCCTTAAGCCCTTAGCACCTTCTCCAGATGAGCAGGAAAGATGGAACCACTCAGCACTCCGGAAGCGGATGATTATAGGAGCTTGGGAGCAAGATCTCGAAGATGAGCTAGCAAGGCATCTTCCAGCAGACCGGAGAGAAGCCTGGGGCCCTGCAGATCTTTCGAGCAATCCCTTCGAGCAGATCACTAGACAGCTAAGCGTTCTCTACCATGAAGTACCAGCTGTAACGAACCTTAACGGAGATATCTCTGCTCTCACCTCTCGAGAGGGACTAGTTACGAAGGCTGGATTATGGCAGCTTATGCAGAGAGCTCAGCAGATGGTAATCGGACTACGAGAGAGCGCGATCCGTATAGATGTTAATCCTCATATGGAAGGGGCTCCTACTATCGCTCCCGGTATCCAATATCGAATCGTTACTCCAGATCTCCTATATTGCGAAGCTCACCCAGATCAACCAGATATCCCCGTTTACTATCAAGAGGCTAGGCTTCGAGAGTTCCAAGGGAAGCCCCTATGGGTAGCAGATGTACTCGATATCCGAGATCCGCAGAATCCCCTCTTCGGTATGTTTATAATCGAGAAGGATGGTTCTCTCGGTAGAGATGTAAGCGAGGAGTTTATGGGCCATGCTACTCACAGAGGAGCGGATTACCCGTACCGAGATGGAGAGGGTAATCCTTTCCTCCCCGTAGTACTCTACCATGCAGAAAAAACAGGATTCCTCTGGGATAGTTATAACGCTTCCCAAATGGTCTATGGTTCCCTTACTTCTGCGGTACTCTATTCTATGTGGGTTCATCTTGTACGCGATGCTTGCTGGAGTCAAAAGTACGTAGCAGGCCTCTCGGTAGCTGGGCTCTCCCAGATTGACCAGAACGAGATAGCCCGTAGATCTTCCATTGCTACAGACCCCTCATCTATCCTAGTATTCACTCAAGATCCGGATGCTCAAGGCCAGCCCCTCGTAGGCTCCTTCTCTATTCCTACGGATCCGCATGCTCTCCTGGAAAGCATCTCTAAGTACGAGATGAGAGTAGGACTTGCTGCGGGCCTCTCCCCTTCTGAACTCAGCAGAACCAATGGAGATCCGCGATCTGGTTATGCTCTCGCAGTATCGAAGAGTGGACAAAGAGAAGCCCAGAAAAAATTCGCTCCGGTATTCCGATTGGGAGATGAGGAGCTGCTAGCTAAGACTGCTATGCTCGCTAATCGCTTCCTCGGTACTTCTCTTCCGGAGGATGGATACCGCGTAAGCTATCATTCAATGCCATTAACACCAGATGAGATGCGAGCCCAGAGAGAGGATATTACAGCAAAAATGTCAGCAGGTCTTATCTCTCCGGTTCAAGCGGTTATGATGATGTATGATGATATGGACGAGCGCGAGGCTCGAGAGTATCTACTCCAGATCCGCAGAGAGAGAGCGGAGTTCCTCTAATGAACTGCGAGGAATGCAATAAGCCGATCGAGGAGATAAAAAACTCTATGGTAGAGTGGATCTCCTCTGATGACTGGGGACTAGCTGCTTTTATTCGTTTAGTCCATCCGGGATGCTGTTACTATGAGAAGCAGAAGGAGATCCTCGAGCTAATGAACGCGAGCGATCACTGGTTACCCTTAGCAGATATGGAGGCCTTCCTCGATATTGTGGAGGAGATGCCTTGGGATGATAAGGGGCTAGCAGAATCCTCATTTATTCGATATATTAAGCAAAGAAATAACATAACCGGAGGTAATAACCATGAAAACAATAACTCATGAAGGGATAGAGTACGTACTGAAGAGCGATATCGAAGCTGCTTTTAAGGATCGTATCTCTAAACTGAGTGCTCGAGCAATCCAAGCAGAGGAATCAGCGAAGGCTCTACAGGATACTCTCGATAATCAAGCTGGAGAGCTTACCAAGATCTCTACGCTCCAAGAGAAAGTAACTACGCTAGAGCAATCTCTACAGGATGCAGAGAGTAAGTATTCTCGAGTATCTATGCTATCGGAGATGGGCTTCACAGATCCCGATCTTCGAGATGCTGTAGAATGGGCTTATAGCAGAGCCAATAGCGAAGCATCCCTGCAGGAGTGGATACAAGGTATCAAAGAGAACCCAGCAGAGGCTCCCCTGGTTCTTAGACCTCATCTCCAAGCGAAGCAAGCTCCAGAGGCCGCTCCTACTGCGGAGGCTGCTGCAGAGGCCGCTCCTGCTGCAGAGGCCGCTCCTCATATGCAAGCGCAAGCGGTAGAGCATCCTTCTCTATTGCCTCCTAGAACGAATACAGGAGCGAAGCCAGCTCCAGTACAGAGCGCGGATCTATTCTCTCGAGTGGGAGATAGTGACTTCTACAGAGCCAATCGAGATATGATTATGAAGGCCTGGAGATCTGGCAAGAGATAACCAATAAACAATAAACGGAGGTACGTACTATGTCATTAGACTATAGATCCGAAAACTTATATCCTATTGTGAAAACCTTCACAGCAAACCAGACAGCTACAGAGATACAGCTTCCTAAGACTTGTCTTAAGGTTACTATCGGATGCGAACAGCACGAGATCTACTGGAGCCAAATAGGAGAGGATGGGCAGCTGCTCGGAGCTCATAAGGCTTTTATAGATGGAGGGGCTTATATGCAGGTTACTCTCGGAAGAGGGAAGAACCGCTCGAACGCTCTTTATATTTCAACCAAGAGCAGCTCCTCCGCTCTGGTTACTCTCATCTTCGAGGAGGGCTAGGATATGGCAATCTATACCCCCTCCGGGGCTCGTAGACCGCAGAAGCATCCGTTCTCTAGTGCTAATCAGATCGTGATTAATCATAATCTGGGCTATAAGCCAATGGTACAAATCATCTTATCAGATGGAACGATAGCAGAAGGCCTCGTTACTCATAATAGCGATAATCAAGTAAGTATATCTTTCCAAATTTCACTCTCAGGAGAGGTAATCCTGAGATAGTATAAAGAGCGAGGGAGGCCCCCTCTTAATCTTATATTTGGAGTATATAACAATGCAATTTCTTGCCCCTACTAATACTTTCGAAGGATCGGTAATCCTTAACGGTACCCCTTCTGCTGATAATCACGCAATCACTAAATCTTACTTGGAAGCAAATGCTGTAGTCGGTATCGCTACTGATTCTGCTAACTATGCAGAGCTCGTAACCGTTAACGGTGAGAAGCAGCTTAAGCTTAAGCCTCTTACCATTACAGATGTAAGCGTAGATGAAACCGCTACTTCTCTCTCTGCTTGGGTAACTTCGAACTACTCTAACGGTGATGAGAAACAAGAAGGTGATATCATCGTATTGACTGCTGTAAGCGGTCGCGCTCAAACCTTTATCCATAACGGTGGGACAGCTGGTACTACTGCTGACTTCGCAGAGATTGAAGGTGCAGATGTTACAGATGCTGAAGTTCGCGCAGCTCTTTCTGCTTCGAGCGGTATCGATTTCAATGCTTCTACTGGTTTATTCACTGCAGATCAAGGTGAGATCCGAGGCTTCTTCGCTGCTGGTACTGGATTGGCCTTCGATAATGCTAACGGTACTTTCTCTCTCGATGTAGACAGCGATGGGATCAGCCTT